AGTACCAAACACAGTAATCATACCTGTCTTAATGTCCCCTGCCATAACACAGTCCTCAGTTGCTTTATATGCTCCTTTTAATAAACCAGGTGTACCAAAAGCTCCTGATTCTTCAAAGATTACATCTCTAGCATCTTTACCCCTTGCGGCATCTGCATTATCTTTAAAGGTTAAGGCCATGATTTCTGATAAGAAACCTGTCTCAACTTTAACCCCATTTCTATACTCAATAGTTGAGGCTTTAACGTGGTCCATTTTATCTACTACATCTTTAGGATAAACCCAGGCAGTATTGGCATTGATAAAGTTGAGGTAGTTAGAAGCCATAGTAAAAATCCCTTTAGGGTAAAGGAATTTCTTTTCATAAGCACCAAAGATAGTAAGTGCTTTAGGATAACATAGATAATTCTTAACTGCAATAGCTGCATTCTTATAAGAGTAACCCTTTCTTCTTGATTTACCTACAATAAGATTATATCCTCCTGTTAGGTAATTAGCTTCTATTTTTACTTCTAGTTGAAGTCCTGCAAATAGTTTTTCTAAAGCTTTTTTATGAGCTTCAGCTTCCGGCATAGTTTGAGCATGGAATCTGCAAGTTTCTTCAAATTCTGTTTGAACTCCTAGTCCATCAACTACACCATTGAAGGCAATTTCTCTGGCCCAAAAGTAGTTGTAATCTCCATCCCAAAAGTCAGGGAAGTCAGTTACTTTAGCAGATTTTTTAGCTGTTGTGTCCTCTACTTTTAAGATAGGACAGAAGTTTAAATAAAAATAATGGTCTCCGGTAATCTTTACACCACCTACAGAGTAACCATTAATGATTCTATTTCTTTGTTCTTGCCAATAAGAATACCAATCAGGAGAACCCCAGGGATCCAGACAGTATGACCCATACTTCTGAAATTTTCTAGCTTCTTCCCGAAACACCTCTGTGTTAATCCAAATCCCATCTGGGTTCCTGATAGATCCTAATTGACTCATGTATTATTTACCTTTTGACTTAATCTTTTTCTCCTGTTTTAACATAGCTGCTGTAGGTTTCTTTCCAGACCCTGCATTCTCTCTAATGTTATCCCAAAGACCTTTCTGTGATACAGAACCATCTTTTCTTTTCATCATCTTAGCCATTATGTTACAATGTTTTTAAGTCTATACAAAGTGTGAGCAATAAGTTGAGTCATTTCATCAATTTGATTTAAAAGAAAAGGTTCTTTAATACTTTCTCTTTCTACTAAGATAGTGTTATACAAATCTTTAAAATAAACCAAAGGATTAGTAATAACTTCTGATTCATCTACTTCTTCAAGTGTAAAAGAGTCATCAATACCCATTGAAGTTTCAATATAAGTGTCTACTAAATCTCCTACTGAATCATAGAAAATACTCATAGCATTATGTAGTGCAAGAGTTTTGTCTTTTTGTCTCAAGTGAGTTAAGTGAGCATCAGTTCTTGCTTTAAGTAATAAAGCAGGGATAGTGCCTCTGTTTCCTTTTGCAGATGTAGTAGAAGTTACTTCTTCCATATCATCATCATCTAACATAGATGCTAAGTTCTTTGCCATGTTTTCTAAGGTTTAAATTAGTCAAATAAGTTTGTGAAAAATCCTTTCTCAGTAAGGTCTTCAGGATTCTTTTTAGCTCTTTCATGAGCTTTGTTGATTTCATCTTGAGTGAAAAGAATACATCTTTCATTAGATCCATTTTCATCTTCTACTTGCACTGCAATATAGGATAAAGCTGAACCAAACTTTCTGTCTGTATTATCAACCTCAATTAATCTGCCTTTTACTACTTTTGCCATAATGTTTTGATTTAAATTATTAAATAATAAAGTGTAAAGATAAACAATTATTTTAAACTTGAAGGGTCTGCAAAAGGACTTACTATTTTTTGCCCTTTCTTTTTAACTTCTTCAAATATCTCATTATCAACTTTTTCCCTTAGAGTATTGAGGTTTTCTAGTACTCTAGAGGTATCATTTAAAGCTGATGTAATATCTTTAGGTTTGTAGATTGGAGCACCTGTTCTCAGGTTTACATCTGCCATACTAAATGTTGTAAAAAACAACTGCATCTTTTCTGCAGCATTTTTAGCAGCCATATAGTAATTGTAAGTCACTGAAGCTTCTGCTTGAAATTGCTTTAGTTTTTCTATACCGGCAAGAATTAATGGATCATCTTGGTCCCATTCTGCTCTAGTAATTATATCCTTAATAATCTTTTCAGGTCTTTGATGTTCAGGATAACCTGAGTAAGGATTAGACTTTTGTACTGATGCCATAAACTCTATGTATGACATATCTTCAATAGCAAATCTTTTATCTGCTGAATCATCTCTTTCCCATATTTCTCTAAAAGGAAACATAAGAAGGGTTTCTGTTGTAGGAGATACTACTTTGCTCTCTACTGTAAATAATAAACTCATAATAGTCCGTATTTTTTAGCATCAACTTCATTTACACTTTTTGAAATGATTAATGCATGTGAGTGAAAATCTGGTAGACCTATTACACTAACTCCTATTTGAAAGTCAATGTATAGTGTAGTAATGTACATTCTAAATTTTTTTGACATACTTTATACTTTAAAGATTGCTGTTGATCTGTTTAACCATCCTCTTAAAAACTTACCTAAAGCTTTGTTTGCTCTAACAAGATTGTTGTAGGCAGTATTTCTGGCCTTATATAAACATTCTTCAGTTACATACTGCATTTTTTCTCTAGTGGCAGGACCAATGATTCCATCCTGGGGCACTCCTGCACACCCTTGCATTATCTTGATTGCCCTAACATTCCCCATATTATAAGCAGTATCAAAATACATAAGCCTAGATTCAAGAGGTAGTATAAAAGCATTAATAGCTCTGTAATACTTAGTGTAAGCAATAGCCGCAGCTTCTTCATAAGTTGTGTCTTTAAAATCATCAAAATTTTTAAACATCTCTTTGTTGTGATTGTATGCAATTCCCCATAAAGTCCAACCTCCTGAGTCTCCTGCTACATTGTGCAGGCTACCTCCAGCTTTAGGGTTCTTTACTCCTTCCCAAATAAGAGTCCTATTAAAAATAGACTCTTTAAAATATTCAAACTCTTTCTCTACTGTGGGTGTAGCTTTAGCTAACCGTAAGTAATCTGCTATGGTAAGTTTATTTGCCATTATCTTGTTCTTATTGCTCTAATAGTTAATGTCTCAGTTACTCCTGTATCATACAATACATCAATCTTTTTAACAACTTGCTGAGGCCCTTGCACTTGAGCAGGAATACTTCTATTGCTATAAGTAATAACTAACTCTTTTTTGTCTTGATCTAGACTAGTTTTAGTACATCCACAATAAGCAGTTACTTTTTCAATTTTAGGAAGTCCAGGCTTACCTTCAAATACAACTTTCATAGGAGTTCCTGCTTTAATAACTCCTAAATTAATAGTGGGGTTTTTCCAATAACTCATAATACTGTCTTTTTATGTGATATTCTTAGTTCAAACTCTCTTGGTTTAGAAGAATTCCAATATCTAAACTCAATATTATACTCTCTTTTGAAAATATGCCAATCTGTTTCATCCATCATATAAGGATAGCATAGACCTTCACAAGTTTTATTTGCCATTTGTAATGCCGGAGTAGCACAGCCACAATGAATACACTCTCCATTAGAATAGCATTCTTTATTCATTACAAATAACCTGTAATTAATTTGCTCATAAATATGAAGAGGAAGTAACCAATTCCATCTTTTACTATAGAAGAGTTTTTCTCTGATGTGACCTTGAATGTAGGCCTTTACATTAGACCAAGTTATTCTTTTTCTCATGTTGCTTGTTTAAAAATTTTTCTAATTGTTCCTTCTTTTTAAAATAGTTGTGAGGAGTAATCTTGTGTTCTTTAAACATCTTTTCATACTGAGCTAAGATTGCTTTTACTCTTTTAGGGTATGCTACAAATGTACCAAAAAACTTTAATCTTACAGTTGGAAATTCCCCTGATTCTATCCCTTTTCTAACCTCAACAAAAGGAGCAGAACAAATCTCATTGCATTGCTCTAATGTTAGGTCTGGATAGGACTCTTTGATAGAGTTATAGTACTCTTCAACTAAATCAGGATGTAACAACTTCATTACTCTTGCACTATTTTAAATTGATAAAACTGTTGTTTCTCTTCCGGAATAAGTATAGGTGCTATTTGCATAACTCCTTGTAAATCTTCCTGAATTGCACCTTTACTCTTAAGAGAAGTAAGGTGATTAGATAATCCGCCATCTGACATGGATAGCATGGTCTTTACTTCCTTTCTAAAAGTAGTACCAAATCTGTCTTTATCAGCTAAGTCTCCTTTGAATGACATAAAGGTCCCAAGAACTTCTCTTTCTTTTGGAGTCAACTCTATAGGTAAAAAAGGATTGATAATACTTAAGTGATAAATGTAATACTCAGCACCTTTTAGCTGAAGTATTGATTTTTGAATAATTCTCATATATTGATTTTAAAGTGAACACACTCCTACATAACTAATTACACCTGATACTGCTGTTGGACTTCCATTTTGAGCACAAAAACTAACAATATTTCCTAAATTTCTAGGGGTGTCTTCAAGTTTTTCATCTATTCCTGATCCACAAGTTTTATATCCAAGGGTAACTAAATCATCAAGTGGTAATCCAGTCAAATCCCAGGTATATTCACTACATTCAGGATTTCCAAAGTTTAAATCACAAACAACTCCGGCAACAAAACCTCCTAAATTTGTATAAGGTAACCCTCTTCCTACACAAATAGTAAGGCCATCTAACTCTTCTATTGTGCCCATCATTTGCTGAGGTTTTAAAAAGCAATCCTCATAACTAATTCCTACCACAAAAGTAAGTGGGTCATCTACAACAGCTCCACTCAAATCTAAAGTGTACTCTGTACAAGGCTGGCCACCTGGAGTTTCTCTAATATCTCCTCCCATAAACTCTACCATTTCTCCAAGAGGTACGGCATTTCCTGTTTGAGGGTCTATAATCCACACTTTATAATCTCCTTCATCAGGGTATCTTACATTAGCCTCTTGTTTCCAAGAAGCTCTTAGTGTTTCCCAATGTTTTTCATCAAAACTAGTAGGGTCCACAAATTCTCCTGGGTTTGCAATGTTATTAAGCAGTATATCATTAATATACTTAGCTTCTTTTCTTGCTGCATAACTCAACCTGAGACTTCTCCCAGACTGCACAAAACTATTTGCTCCTGGAATATCTTCTGTAATAAACGTAATGTCTTGTTCTTGTGCCATAACTATAAATTTTTAAGTCTGTCTACTTCATTAGTCTGATCATCATCTTTTACATCAAGAAAGTTGTGTACTCCTAGCATAAGATATTGATGCACATTAGAGTGCAACCCATGAATAGCCTTAGATTCAGTTTCTCCTTTAAACTTCATAGGGTATAAATAGTACACTCCATCATAC